TCGTCACAACCAAGACACGGCTACAGGAAGCAGCAGATGCCAGAGCAGTCGTGCAGGCTGTCATGCGTGACCGAGGCTGGACATTCGCTCGGATCGGACTAGTTTTCAGCGCCGGTCATGATACGGTCTGGTCGAACTGCAAGAAGATCGAGAAAGCCAGAGCCATGATCAGCGCTTATGATGCCGTGCAAGCGGCAATCAACAATCTCCCCATCGAGTGATGGACGGGAACTAACGCCTCTGCTCCCGCATGTTCAGGCGCGAGGAGCAGGGGCGAACTCGATCCGATTTCACGCTTGCCAACCGCTCAGATTTCTGTATGTTGATTCCGTGACCACTACCACGGTTCATGCCATTGTTGGCAAACTCTACATGCTTGGCATCGGGATCAGCGAAGCGCAAATCTTCGTCATCACCGATGGGAAAACTATGCGCGAAATCGCCACGCAAGCCAAAGCAAGCTTGGTTTTTGTCAACAACAAGCTCTGGAGCCTGACGCAAAAGGGCTACATCGCAAAGCGAGCTGGCAGACCTTCGACATACCACCTGACCGCAGCAGGAAAGCGAGCAATCGCCGAACTGACCAGCGCAGAATCAACGAGATGAACTCATTCCTTCAAGCAATCGAAAACCTCTCACGGCGCAAAGTGACGCCTTCGTGGTTCCGATGGCGTGAGTGGTCAGCGATGGCACCGGCAATCCGCAATCGTTCGTTTTTCAGCGCTACAGTGACCTCAGCGCGCGTTCTCAACAAGATGCGCAACATGTTGCTGGACTGGCAAGCGGACGCCACAGAGGAGATCGTGGACGTAAACACAGGGGAGACAGTGACAGCGTATAAAGAGACAGGACTCGCCAAGTTCCGCGAGCGTTCCGCAGAGTTTCTGATTCAGGAAGGACTGGCAACGCCGGCAGACTACAAGGACCAGAAAATCACCAACGTGATTTCAAACGCTCGCTTACAACTGATTTACAATACCAACCTAGAGCAAGCATCGACGTTCGCACAGTGGCAGGGCAGGATGCGCAATGAGGACTGGCTCAATCTCAATCCCGCGGCACGCTTCGTCCGACGACCAGGTGCGCGCATCAAGCGGCAGCGCCATGTCGAAGCCGAGGGCGACGTGAGACGCTGGGATGACTTCGCCTACTGGCAATTTCAGAACGCTGCGGACATCGGAGGCTTCGACGTTCCGTGGGGTCCGTTTGGCTTCAACTCATACATGATCCAAGAGCCAGTCAAACGTGCCGAAGCCGAGCGCCGCGGTCTGGTTCGAAAAGGCGAGCGAGTCAAAGCTCCGAACGTCGCTCAATTTGGAGTTGACCTCGGAAAGCAATTCAACGCTGGCGTCGATGCAAACATTGACGACCTCACGCCCGAACTGGCAAACGAGGCACGGCAGGCGATCACTGACAGGCTCGGACCGCAGGCAATCGGCAGAGACGGCAAACCAACACTCGATGCGCTTAGACAGGCGCTAAGCGGGAATTACAAGCCGATTCAAGCACCAATTCCAGTATCAGAGCCTTTGCCAACTACAGCACGCAAGGCGGCGAGAAAAAGGGCAACTCCAAAGACTGAAACAAAGGCAGAAACAAAGGCAGCAAAAACCACTCCAGCAGGATCTAAGGTATCAAGTAAAGTCGAATTCAAAACGATCATCGGGGACAAGGAAACAGTGATTCGTAAATGGCAGAACGTGACAAAGACAATCGACTCAATTCATGGAGACGGTCCGCTGCCAATTACAAAAATCACACACATAGAAAAAGGAGGATCTACAAATGGCGAATATGCGCCGTGGAGTGATGAAATCAAGACCTACAAGGAGGCATCAATCCCGCTTACATTGACTCACGAAATGGGACACTGGATGGACAATAGGGGATTCAGGGAAATACCTGAGGCAGTTGCTCCGCTGAGGAGTAAAAGATCATACGCGTCATATTCTCCGCTATTCAAGAAATTTATAAAGATAGCGAAAAATAGCAACAAGATCAAAGAAATTGACTCTTCATGGTTGATCAAGCGATCAAAGTCATACTTGAAGTCAAATCATGAGATATTTGCGAGAGCATACGCGCAATACATCGCCACAAAGTCAAAAAACCCTGAAATGATTGCAGTTCTAAGAAGCAGACAAGGAAAGCCTGAGGACGGAAAGAGCTATCCTGTACAATGGGACGATGATGACTTTATCCCGCTTTACAACGAAATCGAAAACATATTCATAAAAATCGGATGGCTGAAAACTTAAAAATGATCAATCAGATCATCGACGATCTTGCGCTGGGTAAATACGACTCAGTTAACGACGCGGTAGATGATCTAATCTCTTACGGCGTTGATCCAGTGCTGGCTCTCAACAGCGTTCTTGCTATGGATACGATCGACGTTGTTCCATAGATCAAAGAGGCAACATAACCAAGATTATAACGACCCATGAAAACACGTCAAGCAAAAAAAAATGACCCATTGGAAAATCAAGGGAAGAAAGTTCGAGGGCGTCCAACTTTGGCGAATGACGAGCGCAAAAACAAGATTCTCGACGCAATCTCAAAAGGCACGCCATTGACGGTCATCTGTCGCGAAATTGGCATTTGTGATGACACCGTAAGAGATTGGATGAAAGTTGACGAGGATTTTTCTCGTGACATCGCGCGCGCAAGACAACTTGGATTTGATGCGATTGCTTTTGAGGCGTTGCAGATTGCAGACACTCCGATGATCGGCACTGAGGAGGCAACAAAGGAATGGGGCGTTGAAGTCAAACGCTCCGATATGCTAGGTCATCGCAAGTTGCAAGTCGAAACCCGCTTAAAGCTATTAGCCAAGTGGGACCCGAAACGTTACGGCGACATGGTTCGCCAAGAGATCAGCGGACCAGACGGCGCACCGATTGCTCAAGCGACTGTTTCACTCTCACCTGAGCAAGAAGGAAGTCTCAAGGATCTTGTCGAACTAGCGAGAGGCAAAGCGAAAAAATGACCCCGACCGAGTTCTGCGTCCGAGTTCTCGGCATCGTGCCATACCTCTGGCAGTGCGAAGCCATGGAGTCGGTAGCGATGGAACAACCGACAAGCGTAGTCGCGGCGAATGGCAGCGGCAAGACGGCGCGACTGGTGGCACCGCTTGTGCTATGGTTCCTGCATGAGTTCCCGCGCGGACAGTGCATCTTCACGAGTGGATCATGGATGCAGATCGAGAAGCAGCTATGGGGCGCGGTGAAGGTCTACCAGCACCGCTTCCCGCACTGGCGTTTCATGTCCGAGGAACTGCGCACACCCGAGGGTGGCTATGCGTTCGGATTCTCGACCGACAACCCGGGACGAGCGGAAGGACATCACCCGAAGATTGGCGGAGATGTGGATCCAGTATTCCTGATCATTGACGAAGCCAAAACCGTGCCAGACGCAATCTTCGAAGCGTTCGATCGATGCACGCGGAAGTTCGAGCTTTGGGTGTCATCACCTGGAGCGCCGCGGGGTCAGTTCTACGACAGCTTCCACAAGAACGCGAGCCTCTACAAGACGATCCGCGTGCCATCGACAGACTGCGCACACATCAGCGCTGAGAAGCGCGAACTGGATCGCCTGAAATATGGAGAAAGTCACCCGCTCTACCGCTCAAAGCATCTCGCCGAGTTCACCGAGGACTTCGACCGCTTGGTGCTGGCGCCTGACCTGCTACGCAATGCACTCGACATTCAGCCAAAGCCAGCGCCGTTCGGTGAGGTGGTGGCATTCTGTGACTTTGCGGCAGGACGTGACGAAAACGTTCTGGCAATCCGACGCGGCAATCACGCTCGCATCGTGAAGGCATGGCAGGAACGAGACACAGTGCAGGCAGCGCGGGAATTTATACGAATGTTTGAAGCCGAAGGACTAAGCGCAGGGCAAGTCTGGGGAGATGCTGACGGACTCGGCACCGGCTTCTGCGACCAGTTCGCCGAGATGGGCTGGCACATCAACCGCTTCCACGGAGGCAAACCACCGAGCGAGAAGGACGAATATGCGAATCTCATCGCGCAGGTCTGGCACGTTGCCAGTCGCGAGATCGAGCGTGGACGAATTCATGTCGGAGAACTCGACCCGACCACCTTCTCACAGATCACGACACGAAAAAGCGAGTGGAACGAAACCGGCAAGCTCCGCGTCGAATCCAAGGAAAAGATGGCAGCGAAAAGCATGAAGTCACCGGACCGAGCCGACGCATTGCTTGCTTGCATCGCGCTCGGCAGTCGTATCACCGGAGCCATGACAGGCGCGGCATCGGTTACCACATCGCGGAACACTTTCGCCAGCCGAACGGTCCGAGGTTTTAACGCTCTGTGATTTTACGCTTGCCATAGGCTCTGTGACGTGCTATTGCGATGCTCACCATGACCGCAGACGAAAGAAAAGGCATCGTAGCGCCTTTGCCAGCTTCCTACCGCACGCAGGACTATGACCTTGCCAACGTGACGCCAGAGCAAGTGCGCAGCATTCTACGCAACGTGCGCACCGGCAAGCTGGAGGATCAAGATCGACTCTTTCGCATGATGGTCGATTCATGGTCGCGTCTGCGCAAGTGCA